CCCCCAGAGATTGCCTACCCCCTACCCGCCGGCGCCCGTTACCCTGCTATGGCACGCGTGGCATAGCGCCTGCAGGTTGCTCTCCTCGTCGCTGCCACCGTCGCGACGCGGCACCAGGTGATGCACGTCAGTCGCTGGCTCCACAACCCCCGCCGCCAGACACAGTGCGCACAGCGGATGCTCGCGGAGAAATGCCAGCCGCAGCCGCTGCCAGCGGCCGCCATAACCGCGCTGGGCAGCCGTGCCACGTTGATCGTCGTGCGCTGCCTGCACCTGGCTGCGGAGCGGGCCGCAACGGCTGCACACGCCAGCACGCACCAGGCCGGGACAACCGGGGCGGCGACACGCCGACGGTGCTCGCTGCGGCACGGATCACTTCCGATCCAACCACGCGCGCAGCATCGTGCGCAGTTCGCCGAAACTGTAGAACATGAGCACGACGCCGACGCCCAGCATCAGCGCAATGCCGCCCACGCAACCAAGCGAGAGGATTGCAGCGTTGTCGATCATGCGCCCGGCTCCGGCTTCCTGATTCGTTCCACCCTGGCGCGTATGCGGGCGAACGCTTGTTCGTACTCTCCCAGCCGTGCGCGCAGCCGCTCGATTTCCCGATTCGCTGCCTCCACCTGCACAAACGCGTCATCTGCGGGCGTGCTGTCGTCGCTTTCTTTCATGCTGTGTCCCCGCGACGGGTAATTGTTCATCAGCCAGATCTGGACGGGAGTTTTGTCGTCGTCGTTCATGCTGTCTCGCCCCGCACCGGCAGCCCCTGCGCCCCAAGCGGCTGCCGCGACGGAGACGCCTGCGCTGCGGCCAAGTGTTTCACCCAGTAGACGCCTGCCTCGATCAGCGCCGCCACCTGCTGCGGGTCTAGGTTGTACTGGTCGCGCAGTTGATTCGCCACCCAGTCAAAACGTTTGTCCGCCGGCAGCCTGCCGGTGCGCCAAAGCTGCTCGGCGGCCATGACCATCACCCGCGCCGTCTCGCTCGCTTCCAGGAGCAGCGCCTGCGCCTGGTCCGCGCTGTGCGGCGGATTGCGCACAATCAGCCACGCCAGCACCAGGACAGCCACCACACCGAACGCCACCACTGCCAAAACTCCGCTGTCCAGTTCCATCATGCGATCCTTTCGACGGCTGCGCCGTCTCGCTCTGCGATGTACTCAATCAGCCAATCTACCGTCTGGCGCAACCCGCCGACCTCGGCGCGCAGTTGCTCCAGGTGCAGCCAGTTCTGCTGCGCCTCCAGCGTAGCCACCCGGGCCTCGACACTGCCGAGCCTATCAATTTGTCTGTGGGATTCCTGCGCTGTCGGTGACAGCGCCTTGCATTGCCTGCACGCCACGCTCCAGAGTAGCACACGCGTTCGCTATGGGCAGTATAGCGCACATGAGATGAAATCTCAATAGGCCGGCGTGACTGTCCGCAAGAAGGGCGGCAAACTCGACATAACTTATAGGGGTCAAGTCACAAAAAAACCGCCCGATCCGGGGTGGATCGGGCGGTTGCGTGTGGTGTAGCTACTCGTCCTCACTCTCCTTCCGCCGGCACTCGATCCCGCCGGCGATCCGCGCGACCTGGTACTCGCCGATCATCTTCGGCCACCGGTTGGCCACCGCCTTGAGGCCAAGCCGGTGCTGCGCATTCCCGCCGCCGGCCAGCGCAAAGGCGCCGTTGTCGTTCGGCGTCGCCGGCGTCAGGCGGATGCGCTGCGCATCCGGGTCGATCTGCACGCGCACGCGTGGCGGCTCACCGAGAAGGGCGACGGCCGCGTGGTTGATGACGAACTGCCCGCTGTCGTACAGCTTGGCGGCTGGCAGTTTCTGCTGCCGACCGCCGCCGAGGTTCTCCGGCGTGATGTTAATCCATGGCATGTGCAGGCTCCACGTCGCTGCGCCGCACCAACTGGCGGCCCTGGCGGGACGGCGCCAGGGGATCGACAAACGCTTCCAACGTGCCAGCCTTGATCCGCTGGCTGATGGCTTGCACGCTCACGCCGGCGATGCTGGCCGCCTCCGTGAGCGTGATCAGTTCATCGCCCTGGATGCGGATCACCGCACTCCACCACAGCGCACCCAGTTCGGTGTCAGCCCAGTACGCCGGGATTTCGTAGCGATTGTGTGTTGGCAGGCTGAAAAACCACTCCGCCATGCCTTGCACTATTTCCTGCATCTCACCGGGGTCTGCGTCGATCACGCCAGCGCCATACAGCGCCAGCGTCCGCCACTCCTGCGGCTCCATCGTGTACCGAAGGCCGTCAGGCGCTTCGCCGTACAGTTTCAGCAACGCCGCGCGCACGGCTGGTACGTCGTCCGCGCCGGGCACGATCTGGCCAAGCTGCCACAGCAGCCGGCGCTCGATGTACTGCCTCGTAAACTCGCGCACGATGCGCTCTACCTGGTTACGTTTTTCGTCGTTTGTCATGTGACTTGACTCCTATGTAAGTTGAGGGGACGGTTGCCCGTCCCCGGCTGGATTAAGAGATTAGCCGCGGTACAATGGTTCGTTGGAAAGTTCGGCCACAATTTCGACCGGAGTCAGGCGAGAGAATGCGATCTTGTTGTCATAGGTACAATAGTTGCCGGCGCCGCTTACGCGGATGACAACGGCGTCTTTGCCCGCATTTTCGACGCCAAACGTGCGTGCGGCATCGAACGAGCGATAGGCGTAAAAGCCGCCGCCGTGATCCTGGCGTGCCGGCTGCTTCATTTCCTCGCCAATGCGGTACTCGGTCGTGCCGTCGTGGATGCTGATCAGTCGGTCGCCTACGCGCCGCACGGCTTTGAAGTAGCGGTCGCCACCCTCTCGGCTGGGTTTCGCCGGCGCGCTGTCCGGGTCGAGCTTGCGCACCTCTTTGCGCAGGTCTGCCACGCTCACATTGTACAGGCTGGCAACATGCGCCATCGTGCGGCAGTGCGTCATGTAGCTGTACGGAAAGCTGCGGCTGGGGCTGCGCACTGACGAGCAACACTCGCAAGTTTCGTTTTCCGACGGATACCAGCGGCCTGCTTTGTCGAATTTGCCGGATGGGTGCGCCGTGCGGTCGCGGCGGGCGATGAAGGTGCGGGCGGCCTGTTCGATGTTGGTGATGGTTTCGGTAGTCATGATTTTCTCCTGTTGAACTGAATTCAATTTAACTCTCTGCAAGCAGTATACACGAATTAAATTGAATTGTCAACCGGTGCGAACCTTAAATTTTTGCGCCTCCAGGAAACGGCGCAACGCCAACCAAAACAAAAGCCCGGCAGAAATGCCGGGCCTCTTTCGCTATTCGCCTGTTGATGAGCCGCTACTGCGGCAGGTACTCATCCAACTCCCAGACCATTTCCCAAAACTCGCGCAAAGACGCCTTATCGACCAGCGTCTCGCCGGCGGCGCCGTCCCACGCGTCGACGGCGCCCGTGTTGATCCATTCCTCGATCTGGTTTGCGGACTGGCCAACCAGAAACGCCGCCTGTGCGATGCTCAGGCGGTCTGGTGCGCTAATCCAATCGACCAGTGTTGCTGGCCGTCGTGCCTGTGACAGATTCTCCATCGTTCGAACCATTGTCATTGTATTCATGGTTGTGTGACTCACCCGGGACTCGAACCTGGAACCCGCTGATTAAGAGTCGGTTTCCCCCGCCACTGTGTCCCATGTTGGCAGTATAGCATAAGAACCCACTGATAGATAGTCAGTCCGTTCTACCGTGATTTGCCCGCTTCTGCATCCCGGCGACGGGGCTATATTTGGCGTGAAAATCCTTCAGCTCCGACGGCGTGAACACCGCATAGTAGCGCGCCGTCACCTCCACGCTGCTGTGGCCGAGGAGCCGGCTCAGCGTCGCCAGATCCCCGCCGTTGCGCAGATACTCGCGGGCAAATGCGTGGCGGAAGCGGTGCGGCGTCACCGGCTCCGTCACGCCCGCCGCCTTCTTCAGCCGGCGCAGCGCCTCCCCCACTGCATCCTCTGTCAACTGCGGATAGACCTGCTTCGGCCCCAGATTCACAAACAGCCAGTCCACATCGACCAGTGGGCGAACCTCCAGCCAGCGACGCAGCGCATCCGCCGTGATCGGCATGAAGTAGACCGGGCGCGTCTTCTCCCCCTTCTCCGTCACCAGCGCCGTCTGCGCATCGAGATCGACATCCTGCACGCGCAGATGCGCCAGGCCGCCGACGCGACAGCCCGTGTCGGCCAGCACGAGCAGCAGCGCCCGATCCCGCCGGTGGGTGACGCTGTCGCCGTCGGTGGCCGCCAGCAACTGCGCCAGCGCCGCCTGGCTGAGCGCCTTCGGCTCCTTCTGCGGCAGTTTGGGCAGCTTCAGCCGTTTCGCCGGGTTCTCCGTCAGAATCTCCTCCTGCGTCAGCCAGTTGAACAGCCGCTTGACGCTGCGCAGCCGGCTGGCGATGCTGAAGACGCTCAGCCCGCCGGCAACCTTCTTGCGCGACGGGTGATCGGCGAAGCGCTCCTGGCGGTCGCGCAGATCCGCCGCATAGGCGCGCAGATCCGCCAGTGTGATCGACTCCACCTCCTTGTCGCCCAGGAAGGCCACCAGGTGGCCCAGGCTCTCCCGATAGCCGGCGATGGTGATTGCGCTGCGCCCGTCGGCCCGTGTCGCCGTCACCAGCGCGTTGATCGCTTCCGTCAGTTTCATCTCTTTACCTTACCTTGCGGTTTACCTGCGCGGCTCCATCACTTCCACCACATCCCCGTCGGCGTCCACCAGCAGCCAGCACGCCCCGGACTGCACGGGCCGGGCGCCGGCCGAGTCGGCGCGGCGCCGCACGCTGGCCGGGATGCGCCGCTCAGGCGGCAGCACCATCGCCGATGGCGCCGGCAGCAACGCCGTCACTCGCACCTGCTCCACCTGCACCCGCGCCCGCAGGAACAGCCACCAGTAGGCGACGGCCACGCTGCCGGCCACCACGATCAGCAGCAGCCACGGCAGCACCCCGAACCACGCCGTCTCCCGCGCTGTCCGCTCCTGCGCTTCCACCGTGGCGATCCGCTCCCGTGCCTGCGCCTCCGCCTGCTGCGCCAGCGCCTGGGACTGGGCCTGCTGCGCCAGATACCTCTCCTGCGCCGTCCGCTCCGCTGCCAGCGCCATGTCCCGCTCGTAGCGGCTCACGCAGCCCGTCAGGCTCACTGCCAACACCAACAACAATCCAATCGTCGTCAACCTCTTCATCGTCGTCTCCCTGTGAATAATCAAACTCAAAACCGTAGATTGTAGGCCCGCCTGGTGGCGGGTTCGGGCTGCGCTCTGCGCTGGTCTGCCGTGCCCGCCACCAGGTCTGCGCACGCGGCGCCAGCCACAAGGCGAGCAGGTACATGCCCAGAAACGCCGCAGCCATGTAGAGAAATGTCATGCCCTGGCCGGCAATCAATTCGACGATGCCGCCCAGGGTGAGCAGCACGGAGGAACCGGCGATGCCAATGACGACAGCGCGCCCCGTGCCGCGGGTGAACATGGCAGCCATCGCCATGACACACAGCATGGCCACCAGGTTCGTCAATGCAACTACTTCTGCCCCTTCCATTGTCTATCCTTTCGTTGTCTCACTCTGGTGCAGTGCTGCACTGCACCGGCAAACTGTCCGTCCTGTCCGCACCTGTCCGTTTCAGGCCGCCCCAGGTCCTACCCGTCACAACCCGTCACAACCAGGCCACACCAGTTCGGGGAGACTGGCGCAGCGCCTGCACGCTCGTACCGTGCAGATCCTCAACCAACTTCACGGCGTGGGCCAGGCTGGCCGCCCTGGGCTGCATCAGTTCGTCGATCACGCCGGCAGCCATGCACAACCGTCGCGCCCGCTCCCAGTCCCGTTGGCCCATGCCGCGCCCGGCCATCGCTGCCCGGGCGCCCTGCACCGCGCCATGCTCGTACACCACGCGCAGCAGAGCCCGGGCATTGCGCAAGGTGGCATTGGCGACGGCAATGCGGCGATCCGTCTCACTGCCCGGATTACCCGCGCCCGCGGTGGCCGCGTCGCGCAGCGTCTCCAGTTCCATCCAGAGCGCATTGACTTCGGCGTCGCGGCTGCGCTGGCCGGCGCGGTACCAAAGCCGCATCAGGCCAAACTCGTCGGCGTGAAACCGCATCACCGTCCAGAACACGACCCAGACCAGCCCGATTGTGGCGCAGACCGGGGCGGCCCAGGCCGGTGCGTCGGCGCCGGACGCCCAATACCAGATCACCCAGATCAGCCCGCTCACCAATGCGCCGGTGGTCAGATTCTGCACAACCTGGATCAGGTAATGCGTTGTCCACGAGGCGGGCGGCGCTACGGCCACCTCCGGCTCGTCTATGACTGCTGTGCTTCGTACTGTTTGACGCATGATGTGGCAATTCTCCATTCTCGTCCGACGCGGAACGCTCGCAGCCGACGCGCCCGGATCAGGCGCCAGATCGTCTTGGTTGAACAATTCCACCGCTGCGCCAGTTCTGCGACGGTGTAGGCGATCTCATTGTTCATGGTCTATAATCCCCGTGTCGATGCTGCTTCTTGTCATTGACCACTCCGGGACCGGCGTCCACTACGCCGGTCTCACTCTTTTTCTTCACTGTCCGGGCGCCTCCTCTTCCACGCCACGTTGGTGGCGATGATCCGGTAATTCGCTGCCAGCAGTTCCCGCGTGCGCTCGGCGTAGAGCATCTGCAGCGTGGCCACCTGGTTGCGCAGCCGCCCGCACTCCGCATCGAGCGCCGCGGCTTCCCGCTGGTACTCGTCGGCCCAGGCGCTGACCGTTTCCCGCTCGATGCGCTGCCGCGCTTCCACCCGATCCGCCCACAGCCACCCGGCCACGATCACCCGCCTTTCATCGCTGAATAACATCGGCTGCCCGTCATCGTTCTGGCATGTGCACCAGGTTGCCGCCCACACGTCGGCGGCCGTGCCGTAATGAATGGTGGCGCCCCCTTTAATGCACTCCGCAACGAAGTCGGCCACATTGACGAGGATGCCATCCGTGGCGCAGCACCCGATCATGCCGCGGCAAGCCCGGCAGCGGGCGATGTAGGCGGGCCGGTCGGCGATGGCCGGGTCTGGGTGCTTGGCGGTGGGCAGCGGCCAACGGTACTCGCCCGCGTTGTCGTCGATAGGTTGGTGGGTCATGCGTCACTGTCCTCCCGCTCCATGCGTTCGATGTGTTCGTTATCGCTCATCGTCTCACAACCCTTTCTTGTCAGTCGTTGATACCCAGATTTGTGCGCACGGTGCGGCGCATCGTTTCCAGGCCATGCCGTGCCGCCACCACCTGTGTGTGGAGTCCGGTCAAGTCGCCGAACGGTCGCTCGATTTCCTTCAAGCCCGCCAGCAGCTTGTCAATCCGATCCTCCAGTCTGCGCAGTTCCCAATCCCTGTCATCCAGGTGCGCAGGCCGGGGCGCTGCCGCTGCCTGCGGCTCCATCTGCGGCTCGCCATGCACCTCCACCACGTCGGCGACAGTCTGCGCAACGGTGGCGGGTTGCGGCTGCGGGTCGGCGGCCCAGGCGGGCAGCGGGCGGTCTACGTTGGCCACTGCTGCGCTCGCCTCTTTCGTCATTGCCAGATGGCGGTCGTTGGAAATGCGTTGCAGCGCACGGCGCAGATCCGCCTGCTGGTAGGTGAAATCCGACAGCACCAGCGCGCAGCGCTCCGCCACGTCGTTTTGCTCACCCAGGGCCGCGCCGGCGATGTTGCCCGGTGCGAAGGCCGCCAGGTGCGGCGTTAACTCCTCGACAATCTCCGCCACGGTCAGCGGCGGTGGCGGCGTGCGGCCTGCGCCGGTGTGGAGGTCGCTGTCGGCAGGAGAGTGCGGCGGCGTCGGCGCAATCGTGGTCGTCGGCACGGGCGCATTGGCCCGCTGAGCCATCTGCTCTGCCACGTTGTGGATTGCCTGTGCCAGATCCGCATGGCGCCAGTTGTTGGCGTTGATCGTCTGCACGCAGAGCAGCCAGAAGCGCCCCTGGCGCATCCGTGCCCCCTGGCGCATATCATTCAGGGCGAAGGGCTGCGGCTTGTCGCCGTAGATCTGCTTGCTGACCTCACGCGCCACCTTCTCCAGTTCCCACACGGCCAGCAGACCCACCGCGCCCGTCGCCGGGGCGATCTGCTGCGACGGCGCCGCGGAGGCTGGCTCGGGCTCACGCCGGTTGAGCCATTGCAGCGCCTTGATCGCTTCCTTCAGGTCTCCTTCCTGCCATGTCTCACGCACGTTCTCGTGCATCCACGCCGTGAGCTGCTGCCAGAATTGACCGTTGGTGTGGCTTGGGTTGTCTGGCCAGTTGTACGGCCAGTGCATCCCCATCCACCTGGCCACCAGCCCCTTCAGGTCGCCCACATACAGCCGGGCGGGCCGGTTGGAACCAATGTTCTGCGTGTTGTAGGTCCGACCATCGGCGCCGATCCTGGTGATTGACTTCGGAATTTCCGAAGTCGATTCCATTTCCTTGCGGTATTTATCGACGGTTTTGTCACTAACACCCAAGTGTTTGCCAATGGCGGAGTTGCTCAAACCAGATGCCTTGGGGTGTTTGAGCGCACCACGGATGGCGCGCTCACGTTCGGATGGCGTGCGCTTCAGGCCGTGCGCTTGGTTGGCGGCAAAGCTCTCCCATTGCGCATCTTCCTGAGTACCCTGGCTGATGACAACGGGGATTTCAAGCCGGCCACTGTTGGCGTAGGCGTGCCAGCGGTGGAAGCCGTCCCAAAGCCAATAGGCAGTGCCGTCGTAGATGACGCTGATGGCAGGTAGGTCTGCGCCGCCGGCTAGTGCCTGCTGCATGTCTGCGACGTGCTCCCAATCGATGCCCTCGCGCGGTTGGGTGCCACCGTCACGCCTAATTGCTGTTAGCGATAGGTTGCGCTGCGCCGGCGGCGCCGGGGCTGCTGCGTTCAGCGCCAGTACATCATCAAGAATGTTCGGTGTCGTCTGTCTCATTTCATCCTTCCTCAACTGTTTGACTATCTGACTGTCTGACTATTTGAACTATTGTGAGTGGGGTGACGACTCACAAATAGTCAGACAGTCAGACAGTCAGATAGTTCATTCTTCCTCATTTTCGCCGTCTTCGTCTTCGTCGTTGGCCAGACGCCACTTGTTGCCCGGCGCCTTGTGGTTCTTTTCCGTGTTGCGAATCATTGCCTGCAGGTTCTTGCGCGTGCGGTAAATCGTGTCACGCGTGAAGCCTGCATCCTTGCCGGCGGCCACCACATCGCCCGGTTTGCTGGCGCCGTGGGCAGCCAGATAGCCCAACAGCCAATCTTCGCACTTGTCGCCCGTGCTCTCCTGGTCCTCAAACGCCACCGGCTCCCCGTAGACGAAGCGCATCGATGCGCCGTCGCCCTCCAGCTTCAGCCCGATCCCCTCCGGGTACGGCCCCAGGTTGGACTTCACCAGATCCAGCCGCCGCGGCCCGTTGAGCGAGAACTGCCGCCCGTTCTGGATCACCGACAGCCCCAGGACGGTGCGCGCCATCGCCGTGATGTGCCCGGAACCCCGGAAGTCGTGCACGCTCATGCCCGGCAGACTCAACTGGCCGCCCGGCGGCTTGCGCAGATGATGCAAGACCAGCAGCCCGCAGTCGCAGTGCCGCGCCAGCGCCACCAGGTACAGCAGCAGGCGGGTCGTGTCCTCTACGCTGTTCTGCCCGCTGCTGCTGATGCTGCTCAGGCTGTCGATGATGATCAACTGCGGCGCCACCGTCGTCGCCAGGTCGAGCAGATGATCCTGCCAGCGCGGCTGCGTCAGGTCCAGCATCTCGCCGTTCTCCGCCATCATCAGCCACAGCTTGTGGCGGTTGATGCCCAGGGCCTGCGCCCGCTCGTTCGTCACTTGCGGGATGGCTTCCGCTTCGACGTACACCACATTGCCAATCCGGTCCGGGATCGCCCCGTCCGGCCACGGCCCGCCGTGGATCACCGTGCGCGCCAGGTCGAGCACAAAGTAGCTCTTGCCCGTGCCCTGATACGCGCCGAGGAGGCTCAGCATCCCCCGCGGGATCCAGCCCGGCCACAGCCAGCTCACCGGCTTCAGCGTGTCGGCGATGTCGGCCAGGGTGGGGAACGACATCGGCTCGTTGGCGTCCTCGATCTCGTGGCGCCACTCCCGCGCCGTCTCCTCGTTGTCATCGGCGACGACCAGCAGCGCATCCCGCAGCCCCATCCGCTCATTGATGGCGTATTTGTGCGGTCGCTCTGCCGTGAGCAGGATTTCCCGCCACGGCCACGTCCAGCGCGTCAGGTCGATCTCCTCACTGTCCATCGATTCCTCTACCAGCACCTGGTAGAGGAATCGCTTCTGCATCCGCTCGGTAATCATGCCGCCGCCGCTGTCCCCGTCCGCTCGCGCAGGATGGCGTCCACCGCCAACAGCGTCTCGCACTCCGCCAGGCGCTGCTCCCGGAAGCGCCGCCCGAAGGCGCTCGCATATTCAGGCTGGCCGGCGTAGTGGGCCAGATCGGCCTGGGCCCGGCTGATCATGTACTCCCACATCGCCCGCTTCTCCTCTTTGGTCATGCGGCCTCCGGGAGAGTTGCGAATTGCGAATTGCGAGGGGCGCCGCTGCGCTGAGCCACGTAAGCGTTAGCCGCTTCCGGCGTGGCGAACTCGCACCGGAAGCGCTGCTGCCGGTCATAGATGCGATAGCGCCCGCGCTCGCATTTGATCGTGTACTCCGCAGGCCGGGCGCTGCCCGTGCGGCTGCTGTGCAGTTTGTGAAGCGTCACGGCTGCACCTCCCCAGTGGCGATTTCAGACGGACGATATTCGCCCTGGCCGACGTTCTGCGGCAGTTGCCAGATCAACTGTGCGGACAGTTCACCCTTGCCGGCGATGATGTCGAACACGTCCAGGTCGGTGGCCAGGCCGGCGCGCTGCAACTGCTGCAGCCAGGTCATGGCGATCTGGCGCTGCAGCGCGGTGTAGCGGTCGAGCGGGTTGGTGATGCCGGCGTCGTCGAGATACTGGTTCAGGGCGGCCTGCGCCGCGGCCACGCGGATCGGTGTGGGTATGCTCACGGCTGCACCTCCTGTATGAACGATCTCACCACAAACGGATGACCACAGGACGGACAGAACTTGTAATGTTGGTCTGGTGTACCATCTTCCAGCCAATATTTCCCGCCGCACGCAGTATTCCGGTCGTCAGCCAGGGCAGCGCCGGCGGCGAAGGCGTCCTGCACGGCCAGCGAGAGCGCCAGGCGAATGGCGTCGTCGCTCAAAACGTCCTGCTGATAGTTCGTCAGGTCGTCCACAGCGCGCCAGTATTTCTGGATGATGGCTTCAGCGTTCACCAACTCACCTCCTCCTCCCCGTCGCCCTGCTCCAGTTCCGCCACCAGCGTCTGCAACTGCTCCGCAATGGCCAGCAGGCTCAGCGACGACAGCGCCGTGCTGTAGGCGTGGACCGCCTCAGCCGTTGCGCTGCCCGGCGCCTGCATGTACTGGTGCATCGCCTGCACCACGTTGTCGGCCATCCTCTCCGACAAATCCCCCTTCTCAGCTATGCCCTCCGGCGTGTACAAATCCCTCATCTCCTATCTCCTATCTCCTAAAAAAGGGTGCATTAAACACACCCGGCGCCGTTGCACCGGGCGACAATCTCCAATCTCCAATCTCAAACCGCTTGGACAGGGCGCTGCGCAGGGCTTCGACAGGCTCAGCCACAGGAGCCTGAGCTTGTCGGAGCCTGAGCTTGTCGAAGGCTGCGCAGCCCCGGTGAAGGCGGGAGCGGCTCCCCCAGTCGGCTGACTCCCACAAAAGAGTATGACCGCACCGCTCCCGCCCTCACCGGGCCAGACCCCTAGCTCAGCATATCGTCCAGTTCGGCGTCGAAGCCGCCCGGCGCCTCCTCGATCTGGCGCACCCGTTGATACAGCGCATCCATCGCCAGGATCGCCTCACAGCGCACCAGCTTGCGCCGGTGGGCGCTCTTTTCGTAGTAGGCCAGCTTCTTGAGGTTCAACGCCATGCGATGGTTGGCGGCGTCGCGCTTGGCGGCGGCCACCACTTCCTCCCAGGCTTCCAGTTGGCTGTCGGTCACGCCGCCACCGCCTCGACCATCGCATTGACCAGCGCATCGACCGCCAACACGGCGTCGCACTCTGCCATCAACTGGCGCAGCCCGTCCATGTGCGACTTCATCTTTGCCTCTCGTTTCTGGTCGCCAGCCGACCAATCCTGATCGAGATGCAGCAGGCGCAGATACTCCGCCCGGTGCTGCCGGTGTTCTTCAACGTGCTTGCGCCAAAGCGCCAACTGTTCTTCGTTCACGCCGGCACCGCCTCAGCATGGAGATTGCGGCGCTGCGCCTCGGCGCGGATCAGCCGGCGCAGGGTGGCGCTCATGTTGCCCACCGTCCCGTTCTCGTGGCTGTCCAGTTCGGTGATGCGCAGCAAGGCCGCCTTGTCGGCCACCGTGATCTGCGCCGTCACCCAGGTCAGTTCTACCGGTTCGTTCATCGCCATGTGGCTGGTCTCCATAAGAAAATTGTTGATATGGGAGACATGGTATCAGATAAGTTATAACTTGTCAACGGTTCTATGTAAATTCAATAAGTTATCTGTTGGCAATGGGGTTATAGTTGGTACATGTCGCAGATTGCCGCACGGTTGAAGGAGTTGAGGGAGCGAGCCAACCACAGCCAAGAAGGCATTGCGGCAGCCGCAGGCGTTTCTCAAGTCACGTGGTCAAACTGGGAGAAAGACCCGCCAAATCAGTTTAAGGCGCTTGTCCGCCTCGCAGAACGCTACCGCACAAGCGCCGACTACCTGCTGGGCTTGAGCGACGACCCCAGCCCGCGCCGGGGCGAGGCGCTGCCGGAGGCGCTGCGCGAGGTGCTCGAGCTTGCCGTGCAGTGGCCCGATGCGCGCCAGCAGGAACTGCTCGACGTGGCCCTGGTGCTCGACGCCGCCGAACGGGAAGCCGACCTGCGCGAGTACGACCGCATCATGGGGCTGCTGGCCGCCCTCGCCGAGGGCGACATCGCCACCGAAGCCGTCGAGTCAGCCCTCCGCGCCCATGCCGCCGGCGACCGGGCCGGGGCGCTGCGCCTCGTCGAAGCCTTCTTTGCCGGCAGGGCGGCGCGTGAAGAGACTCAAAAAGCGTCGCAACAAAAGTAACTGCTCTTTGCGCTGCAATGGCGGAAGCGATGCGAATTCACTGCGGTAGGTCGTGCGCTTGCGTTTCTTGGCCATGATCCGGGTCGGGTAAGCGAGTAGAACGATTGTTCTAGGATACAACACAAGCGGAGAGATTGGAAGGGGTTGCCGTGCGCGCAGGCCGCCGCCGGCGCATCTACATCTATCTCACAGACGAGGGCGCGGCGGTGGAGTTGTAGGAAGGTTTTCCCGGGAAAACGTAGAACAATCAACCCGATGCAATGACCCACGAAGGGGGACCACACTACCGATACGCAATCGCCTGGATCGCCGTCCGGCATTGAATCCGCGCTGTCACCTGGCAGCGTTTGCCGCTAGGCGGAAATCGTCCCAAACGTCTTCCATGTTCCAGGCGTCCCGGCTGCAACGCAGATCCAACCCTCTACCCCAGCCGCAGCGGGCCCAATCTTATAGACGCGGCGGCCTACGGCCCATGTGCCGGCGCTCGGTTCTGCGCTCCCCAGATTTACGCCCGGTATCTGTTGCTCGTAGCCGACCCAGACATCCGCATTTCCTGAATCAAGCGCGGCTACGCTAAAACTTCTGATGTACAGTGGCGCCGTGCCACCGTGACAGATAATTGCAATGTACGCAACATCTGCGTGAACTACAAAGAAAAAATCGCTTGCGGTATCGGACGCCGTGCCATAAGCGCCTCCGAAATTTGATGTGTATGTGGGAGTCCTGGACGACAGGCCCTTAACATACGGATGATTCGCCCCTGCGCTATTGAGCACATTGCCGCTGCTGTCGTAGCAGCGAACAGCAACTCGGCCCGGATTGGCAGATTCTACATCGCGCCGCACTACGAATCGTTTGATGGTACGCGTGTCCACAAATACGCCAACGCCGCGCGTGGCGTTTACGATTAGGTAATTGGCATTCAGCGTCAGATCGTTTGAGTAGACATTGACGGAATTGTTGCTCGAACTGTACAGATGACAGCGCGGTACATGGATATTGGTCGCGCCATCGTAATAGCAAGCCGCCAAGTGCAACGGACCGCTATTGAAAAATGTCCGAGCGGTTTCCTGGAGCCTGTTTCGACTGCTCTCTATGTAGGTGGCAGGATACAATGAGCTATCGTTCACACCGGAGCGGTCGATGCTGCCGTACCCAGTTGTGACGCTGTTTTCTGTAGAATTATTGCTAATCCTCACCAACGTTTCATTGTTAGACTCGTTGCGAAATCCCCAAAAATGATTCTGATTGCCATACTCAATCAGTATCGGCACGCCCTCGGCGCCGCCTGTGCGCGATGCGTTCTGCATCTCGATCGATGTCGCAAAAAACGCGTTGTTATTCGAGTAGTATTTTGTCGACGATTGCGATGTGATACGCACACCATAGCAGTTCTGCGCTTTATTGCTACTCGTGCCGACGCCCAATCGTCCGCCAATAAAGATATTTTCATTGCACCAGCCGACGGCATTGGTATCCATGCTCGTGCAATCGATCTGGATTTTGTTGTCATATACAAAACCGAGCAGCACATTGTTGTACGCAAAACCCTTACTGTCGCCAATGCACTGCAATCCGATTGTGTGATTGGATGCACAAATAATCGTTATCTGGCATTGGTTGGCGCACAGTAATTTTATTGCGATGGATGACTCATTTGTCCAGTCTGACAATACGGAGCGGGTTACGTTGAGTTTGAGCACGACTGCTGCGTTGTTGACGCCAATTGATCCTACCGTTAGCGTCGTTACATTGTTGCCGCCCGTATAGAGTATTGGGCCATCCATAATGATATGGATGCCCGGCGGCGCGATTACGCCAGATTCAACCGCATATCCATCGGGCGTTGGCGGGAACCATACTGTATCGCCAACATCCGCAGCGTCAAATGTCGCCTGGATTGCTGTTGCATCATCCGTGACTCCATCGCCGACGGCGCCAAAATTGAGCACGTTCAGCGTGTTTTTGGTGATCCGCTCGATAGTCCTGGGCAGCGTCATAGTGGCGCTATTCCCGTGCTCCGGCGCGTTTGCCGCCTGATATTCCGCCTCGCTGATCATGCTGATATAAATGTTGTCGGCAATGCCGCCCCCGCCAATGTTGGCGCCGAGCGTGATCTGCGTGCCGGAATTTATCAATTGGATTGTGTTGTATTCCAGTCCGCCATTTATGGTCGCGTATGCCACGCGCGCACCAGCGATAAATCCTACGGAGCTATCAACCACCACAACGGATTGAGCCGCTGCGGCCGCCCCGTTGGTGAGCGTTGCCACGTTGCCACCTGCTGCCACGATTGAGTCAAGCCGCATGTCGAGGCTGGCATATGGAGATCGCGCTGCAGTTAATTCCACCGATGCAGCAGTGATAGCTGTATCAATCTCCGCTAACGGAGCATTGATTGTCGCTGCATTGGCCGCTGCGCCCGTGACGATTGGTGTGTGATAATTCGTGCTCATTTTTCCCCTATCCGTATGCAATTGGCTGGATGCTGGTCCGCCGCTCGATCTGCACCGTGATCTGACATGTCTTTCCCGATTTGCTTGCCGCTTTGATTGCTGCTATTACCGCATTAGCGTCCGTCGCTGGCCGCTCCCCGCTCGCATCCACCACATAGCTGGTCAGATCGAGCCGATACCAGCCACTGCCGATGTCCGTCGGCGTTTCCGTCACTGCAACGGCATTGACCGTCCATTCGACCGCCGCAACGCCGTAGGTGTTGCCGCTGGTCTCTTCGTAAATGCCATAGTCGAGCGTCAGCGCTTCGGTCAGATCTACATCAAATGTACCATCGCCGCCCGCAGCACTGGTTGGCGTACTGCTGCCACCGCTGCCGCTCGTCGTGCTGCCGGTGTCGCTGTCCGTCGGATAAGCGAAATCGGAGCCACTTGCATTGTGCACTAGCCCGCCGGACGTGCCGGCCGCGCCGAATCCAATCGGGTATGTTGGATCTAATCCGCCAGAGATCGTGAAATCGTGATCATGGTCCGGTACGCTGTGCGTGTGGTCGTCAATCGTCACAGAATGCGTGTGCGCGTCGAGCGTTACGCTGCCCGTGAGTGTGCCGCCAATAGCTTTTGCCGTGCTCCGTAGCGGGTCGATGCGAAAACGCATCAGCACCTGATAGACGATTGTCGTTTCCTCGCCGAGCCAGAACCGAAACGGCGCCTGTGCGTCATCGTCGAGGCTGTCCGTGGCGCAGATCGTGTCAACTGACGTACTCGCCTGCGGCAGCGCCGCGGCGTTGATCGTACCTTGCAAGATCTGCGCCACTTTTTCTGAATCCGTCACCGGCATAGACGTTGTCGTCGATACCGTGAGTTTGCGCCGCAGCGGCTGTCCTGCCTGCCAACTGACAAATTTTTCGACGACTACCAGGTCACGGCGCACGCTGAGCACGCTGCGGCCGTCCACGTAGCGCTGCACGTCCACGTAAATGCTATCGCCCGGCAGCACCGGCGAGCGCAGCGCCTCGACTTCTACCGCATAAGCCTGCTGCGGCGCGGCCAGATCCGCCATGCGCAGCACCGCGGCCCGCAGCAGCGCATTGGCCGCAGCGCGCATGTCCGCCGTGCCGTTGGACAGCGGCGCGATATCGCCATACTGGACCGCCGCAGCGCGCACGCCGTAGATCGCCTGGCTGGATGTGCAATCGACGATGGAGGTGTCCTCGTCGACCGTGTAGGTGTTGCCGTAGCCGTCCGTGTAGCCGGACGCCAGTGCGGCGCCGTCAGGCCAGACGGTGGCGAGCTTGAGCGTGCCACGCGTGGCATAGTTGCCCGCGCCGTAGACGTGCAACTGATTCACGATTTGCCATGAGCTGGCCACCTCCGACATGCTTTTGACCGCACAGACAACGCTGTCGAGCGAGTCCGTTGCCGGCACCAGGTGCGCCCGCACGCCGCTGGCCGGCGTCGTCGTCAAAAATTCGATGCTGCGCAAATTGTTTGACGCCGGATTATGCCGGAAGCGAAACCCGACCTGTCCGGCTGCGCGTGCCCACGCCGCCAGAACGCTCTCGTGCGCCAGCCGCGTGGACCAATCCGGGATCGTGTCCGTCTCGATGACCGCCCAGTCAATTGGCATGGCAGCCAGCAGCGCCGCCCGGCCTGACGAGTACTCGCCAATGCCTACCGTGTCGAACGCTAGTTCCGCCAGCAGATCGGCGCCGCTCACCTCTAGTACGACCATGCCGGAGTCGAGCATTTTACGATCCACCGTCTCTATGGTTCCGCCGCCCAAAAATTCGATCCCGTCGGTCGATCCTGAATAGGCCAGCAGATAGCGGCCGGGGGTGATCAGCGCTGCGCGTTCATCCGCCGCCGCTATAGTAGCCTTCCAGTCGCCAGCAGCGTTCAGTTTCGCCCGCGCCTCGAACGCCAACACCGATTGAATCGGCCCGTCGCTCAGACGATATTTGTTAATCCCATGAATATTTAGCCAGATCATGCCCAGTGCTCCGCATAACTGATCGTGGCAGTCGAGTCATAGGCCGGATACCCGCGCTCGACGCTCACCTGATTGACGCCAGGCCGCAGATCGATCCAGTCCTCGCTGGCGTGGGCCGGATCATAGCTGAATTGATCGTAGTTGTCGGCGCCGGCAAACCGCACGGATTTCGTGCCGGATGCCACCACGACGGCGGCGCCCTCGGCTGGATTGTCGGCCCATGTGTAAATGGCGCACCTCGTCGGTGATAGCACGTCGATATACCACAGTTGCAGCGCCGGCTCGTCGTTGGCGATCAAGGTCACCACGGCGTCCGCCACCGGCAAATTGCCGCCAACCGTTAGCGCGGTCGTCGCATCCATCGTCAGTTCGATTGCACCGGTGTCCAGGTAAAGCGCATCGTCCAGGCTGGAACCGTCGTCAAACGTCCAATCCTCAAATCTGCGGCCGGTCCAGTGTGTGAGCGCCTGCCAGGTCAATTTGATTTCTATGTAAGCGCGGTGCTTTGGACTGCGATCATCGTCCATGCTCATCAGCCGCGCCCGGCAGCGATGCACCGCGCCGTCATCGTCGGCACGCCGGTATAACCAAGCCTGCGTGCCGACCGCCGCGCGCAGCGCATCCAGTGCCGTCCGTCGCGCCGCCTCCGTTTCCTCATACAGAATGCAGGATAGTGTGATCGGCATCGGCAGGCGCAATTTTGAGCGTTCGCTGCCGCTCGTGTCGAAGGCGCCCGCAGCCGTGGCCACCACAGCGGAGATCGCCGATGCCGGCGGCTCTTTATGTGTGCGGTTGTAGAGCGGCAGTGTGATGTCGCCAAAGCGCTCCAGCGTGTAACTCATCCCCGCCACCCCGCGCTGCGCAGCGCATCCAACACGCCGTCACGCGACGCCCGGCCAGCACCAGCGCCGTCGCTTACGCCGTAGTTGTTGATCGTGATCGACAACAGCGCCCCGGCCAACCCGCCCGCCGAACCGGCTGCGGCCGGCGCCAGCCCGCCCATCAGCGCAGCCAGGCCGCCCGCCATATCCACCTGAAGCGCCTCCAGGCTGGACCGGAACCCGGCGGCGATCCCTTCGGCCGTCGGCGCGCCGATCTCGTCCGCCGCCCGCTGTGACGGCGAGGCAATGCCCAGCCACCGCTTGAGATTCTCAATCGAGCCGCCCACCGCATCCATGATGGCGTCGTTGACCACCCCGGCGGCGCCGAGGATACCGTTGGCAATGCCCTGAATGATGTCTCGCCCCAATTGCAGCCAATCGATGGAGTTGTACCAATCCAGGATCGTGTCCCAAATCGCCTCGAACGCTTCTCGGATAAAGAGCCACCAGCGGCTGACAATGCCCTCCAGCGTCTCGCCAGCGCCCTCCCAATCGCCAGTCAACAGTTGCAACGCAACCGTCACCAGGTCCAGCAAGGTCTTGAGCTGCGTATCCCAAAACCGCTGCATCCAACCAAACAGGGTTGTGAGCGTTGCCGTGATGTCGTCGCCGAACTCGTTCCAGAATGCCGTGATGGCGCCAATCACGTTGTCGGCCACCTCCTGCATCAGCGGCAGGTTTTCGTTCCACCACGCCGCCATGTACGCCATCGGCCCGTCGGTCTGCGTCTGCATCGACTGGCCGAGGGAAAATATCCAGTCGATCACCGGTTGGATCGCCGTGGCGATGCTGTTCATCGCCGGCACCACCTGTTCCTGAATGAAGGCTGTCACCGGCGGCAGCACCGCTTGCACGATGTTGTTCATCGCCGTAGTCAGCGCCAGCACAATCGGCAGCAGCGCCTGGCCAATCGTCGTCTGCAAGTTCTGCATCTGCGCGTCCAGGATACGCTGCTGATTCGCCAGCCCGCCGCTCGTGCGGGCAAAATCGCCCTGTGCCGCGCTGGTCTGCTCGTAAATGAGCGCCTGTGCCGCCAGGACCTTCTGCTGCGGCGTGAGCGCCTCTTTGGTCGTCTCGATCAGCCCCAACTTCAGCGCAGCCTGGCGCATCGATGCATCGTCGAGCAGCACGCCATACGCGCGCAGCGGCTCAGCTTCCCCGCGCAGCGCCGCGCCGATGGCATCGATGGCCTGCTCTGGCGATGTATTGTTGAAACTGGCCAGGTCGCTGGCGAGGGTGACAAAATCCGTCGAAAACGTCGCCAGGTCGTCCCCGGCCAGCCCCGCCGCGCTCCCGAAAGTCGCAAAGGTGCTGGCGGCATCCAGCGCCTGCTGCTGGCTTTGCCCCAGCGCCGTGGCCGCATTCTCCGACCATGCCAGCACGCTGTCCGTCGCATCGCCGAAGAGCACGCCTGTCTTCGACACGGTCTCGCCCAGGTCGGAGGCCGCGCCCACGGCATCGCCCATGTAGCCCACCGCCGCCTGCGCTGCGCCCGCCATCGCGTTGAACGCAGCCATGCCTGCGCCCATCAGCACACCGGAGATCGCCGAACCCCACCCGCCGACCTGGCCTTCGGACGCCGTGAGTCCTTTTTTCAGTTCGTCGTCGTTGGTCTTCAGATAGGCGACCGCGTCGGCCAGCTTCGTTGCCATCTCAATCCAATCCTGCCAGTCTCAACATTTCGTCGGCGCTCACCAGCCCGGCCGCCGAGCCTGCGGCAGCGCCGCCACCTGAATTTAGCGCCGTCGCCAGCACCTTCCACGTCTCAAGCGCCGCCAGTTGCGCAATCCGCTCCTGCCGTCGCCAGTAAGCCGCCTGCAGCCGCAGAATCACCGGTCGCAGCGCTACGTCGGCGCCATACTCCGCAATCCAAAGCTCATCCAGGTCATCGGCTACGCTGGCGCCGCCCCAGCCGGTGCCCTCATCGGCGGCGCCCCCAAGAAAAAACCCATCAGGCACGCCAGCATCTCTTCCATGTAGGCGTTGTTGCCGATCCACTCCCGATCCGCCGCCAGCACCGACGAATAGGCGCACACCGCATTCAGCAGCGCCTCCTGGTTGATCAGCAGCCCGGAAGTCAGCGCCAGCCGCGCCAGCGCCTCTGGCGTCGGGTTGCGCACGCCCAGCGCCACCGCCATTTCGCCCACCGGCTTGCACACGGCCTCGTGTTCCGCCGCCCAGCGGGCATGGGGCAGCACGGGCAGCCGCTGCACAACAAAGGTTCTTCCCGCCAACAGCACTTCAGTTTCCTGCATGAAGATCGCTCCTTACGAGCTGGCCGGCGCGGTCACCCGGTGCAGCACCATCAACTGCTTGCCCAGCGCCAGCGTCGTGTCCGGGATGGCGTCCACGTGCAGGTTGATGCCCGTGGCCTTCGCCTTGGCGAACTCCAGTTCGCCGCCCAGGGTCGCCACGCCCTTATAGAAGAAGAGGCGAATGGGCTGCTTGACGGCCGAGATTACGCTGTAGCCCTCAAAGCCCCAGGCGTATTCAGTCGCTGCCGGCTCGCCGCCCGCCTCGATGGCGAAGAAGCCCTTCTGCGCCGCGCCTGCCGCCGTCACCGTGGACGTGCCGCCCATCGCCAACGCCAGGTTTACTGCCGTCATCTCGGCCAGCACGGTCTCGATGGCCGCTTCCTCGCTGATCACCGGCATCTTCACCGCCGACAGCGCCTGTTCGATGGTGAGCTTCAGCAGTTCCTTGTCGAAACTCAACTTGACCGGCTCCAGCGTCGTGCCCAGGGAAACCCACGCCCCGCCCCACGCCGCGCCATAGGCCACGCTCGTCTCGTCGGGCAGCGCCGTCGCCACCGGCGCATACCAGACCGTTGCCGGCGTGATGATGATGTCACTGACTGCCATACCAACCTCCCATTTTCAATACATGATCCACGTCTGATAGACCAGCGTGCGGCCCCAGACCTCCATCTCCGTGTCCCGTATTTCATCCCACGAATTGCGCACAAACTCCGACAGTCGGGTGCTGCCCGACGTGGCCGCATAGCCGTTCAGCACGGCGTCCACCGCCACCGCCAGGTTCTGCGCCGCCGCCTCATCGTGCGCCAGGCAATAGCACGTAATCATCGCCCGCTGCAGCGGCGCCGATCCGTCGATGGGCGTATCCACCTGCACGGCATACGCCACCGCCGGCAGATCAACTTTATCGGGCACCACCTGCGGCTTGACCCGCGTCCCGGCGATGGCCGTCACGCCCGCGTTGCCCGTCAGCGCCGCATACACAATGTCGCTCGCAATCATCAGCGCCCCGGCAGCAGCCGCTCCAACTCACTGCGATAGCGTTTCGCCATCTCCTCGACCAATGTATCTTTGGTAGCGTCGATGGCCGGGCCGAGGAATGGCCGGGCCGCCATGCGCTTGACCCGTGTCCAGGCCCGGAATTTCCCGCCGAAGAACAGCGCTTTTGCGCCAGATCGTGGCCGTGGTGTGAATTTCGCCCGCTTTCCCCGGCGGCCACCCTCGATCAGATGCGCGTGGGGCGCCGAAAATGCTACGACGACACTGTCCCTCGATTGCGGTTTTACCTGCTTGCGCCAGTACATGCGCCTCACGAAGGTCGTGCGCCCCCACACGGATACATAGCCGCTGCGCTTGAGGTTGCCGGTTGGCCCGACGTTGACGCGCCGTTCGGCGTCGCTCTGGACCACTTCGCCGGCATAAAACAACGCCTTTGGCCCATAGTCGTCAATTATTTCCATGAAATCGTCACCATAAAAGGTAACTTGCGCTTGCCGCAGCTTGCGTTTCTTCGCCATCTCACACGTTTTCCCAGGAAAACATCAGCCGATAGCCTCCTCGCCGACCACCTCGTAGCACGCCAATTGCAGCCACCGGCGCATGTTGTCCGGGTCGCCCAGGTCGTCGATCGCCAGCGTGCGGTCGCCGCCCGAAGCGTGCCAGATCACTCGGTCGTCCGGCGTAATGTCCGTGCGCCAGCGGATTGTCACCGTGTGCCGTGACACCGGCAGTTCCCGGTTGTCTTGCACCCGCTCCCCGCCCGGCGCCGCCTGCACCCGCGCCCGCACCGTCGGCACAGATGCAAAATTGGTAAACACCCGCGTCTCCGCGCCCCGGCTGTTCACCGTCGGCGTGTTGCGCTGCAGCGTAATGCGCTCGTCCAGCAGCCCGATGTGCATCGAATGCAGCCGGGTGGCCATCAGCGACCCCACCACATGTAATGCCAGAATCCCGCCGATAGGCCGTAACACAACAGCGCCATAATCAGCGCCAGCGGCCAGTTCAGGTCGATTCCCCGCAGAAATCCGTCAAAATAGAGCGGCACCGGGACTGTCAGCAGCGCAAACCCGGCCACAAATGCCCGCCGGTGGGTCTGGTTCAGCATGACCGCCTGCGCAACGTTCTCGCCGATCCCCTCCACCTTTGCCTTTGTTTCGTGCGCGACCTTGGCCACCTCGCCGATGTCGTGGCGCAGCCCCTCGAACGCGGCGCGCCACTCGCGCCCCTCGCGCGCCAGGTTGCTTTCCAGCCGTGACACCAGCTCATAAATCAGCCGAATCGTGCCGAACTCGTCGTCGTCGTGCGCGCTGTTGATCGTCACATTCTGGTCACCGCGCCCGCCCGATTGCTGGCGGTTCGCCTTGCCCACCACCACATTCTGCGCGCCGTCGATGGTGGCGCCGGTCACATCGCTGCTGTGTGCGTCGTCCATGTCACTCCGCCCAGCCCCAGTACCGTTTGATGGCGTTCAGCAGCCGCTCCCGCTGCACCGCCGCCTGGTTGCTGATCTGGTCGCGGTGTTCATAGTCCACCGCCACCAGCGCCATGATCAGCGCCGGCAGATCGGGCTGCGCTGCGGCCGCCTGCGCCGGCGTGCCATAGCCCGCCACATACTGCACCCGCACAGCGCTGCGGCTGCGCAGGCCAGAGGGCCAGCTTTTACCGCTGGCCGGGAGGATCAGCGCCGGCTCTTCGTCGAGGATCGTCACATAGTCCGCCGAGGAGACCGTTTGCAGCACGTTGTCGGAATCGTAATACTTCACCCACTCCACCGACTGCACCGGCGGCCAGTCCAGCCGCAGCACGCCGTCATCGGACCAGCCGTCGCGGGTCAGTTGCAGCGTCTGCGTCACAAAGGCCCGGGCTGCCGTCTGCTGCGCCTCCATCGTCGCCGCCGCCACCAGCGCCGTGATCAGCGTGTCGTCCAGCGCATGATCCACGCGCAGCATCAGCTTGGCGTCCGTCAGGCTCACCAGCGGGCTGGCCGGCGCCGTCACCACGTGCACCGTCACGGCTCACCTCGCACGACAGCCGCCGCCCGCTGGCGCCACTTCTCCGCCTTCGACTGCGACACCCGCGCCAGGTGCGCCAGCGTGGGCGCATCCGTCGCCAGCAGATCGGCCATCGTCTCGATGCCCGCCTCCGCCAGCCGCCTGGCCGTCACCGGTCCCACGCCGTCCAGGTCGCTCACCAGCGCCTCGCCCCAGTTCGTCGGCGCTGCGCGCCGCTCGGCGGTCAACACCCTGGCATCGACCGCATGTTCGATGCTCACCAGGTGGGGCGCCGGCGCCGTCGTCACCAGCCCGGCCTCCAGCCAGTCCACGCCGGCCGGCAGGTCAAACTGGGCGCCGCGGGTAATGGTCAGCGTGTCGCCGTCCACCCGCCCGACGAACGACACCAGCGCCGTCACTCTCATTTGGCAATCGCCTGTACAGTCAACGTCACGTCCTGCGTGTTGGACACGTTCGCCAGCACGCAGAAATAGCGCCCGAACGTTTGCAACTGCGCCATGTCCGTTGCGTCCGCCGCGTTGCTGGCCACGATGTTCACGCCGTTGACCAGCGTCACACCGTCGATACTCCATTGACTGGTCAGCGTGAGCGTGTTGGCCGTGCTGGCCACAATGGTCTGGTCGATGCTGTAGAGCACATCCACCACCGAGAAGCGCGCCACGTCGTAGCAAGTAGAAGTAGTGTCTTCATCCAGCACCGCCGCCGAGAAAGGCGCCACGGTCACATACCCGTCGCCCGCCGGCCGCGTCACCGACACCGGCGTGGGGACAGCCATCGGCGCAGCCGTAGCAGCCCCGCCGCCCCCGGCCAGCGCCGTCAGCGCCAACGCAAACAGCACCAGCGCCGCCCCAATCGTCAGAATCACTCTGTTGGTCTTCATGTCCTTTTCCCCTCAGAACGGGCGAGAGGCTCACCGCCCCCCGCCCCTCGCAACTCGCAATTCGTTCCTGCTACGGATGCGCCCCGTATCCCAGCGCACCGGTCTGCAAGATGCCGTAGACAGCCCGGAAGCTGTACTTGAGCACGACCATGCCGTCCACCGTGTACGGGTCCTGGATGAAGCGCAGTTCGGGCGCCTCGCGGTAGCCCATCAGATTCCAGTCGCCGAACAACACACTTTTGCCGCTGGCGCCGATAGCGTCCACCTTGTTGCTGTAGAGCACATCGTAGCCCAGCAGCCCCGCCAGTTGCTGCGCATAGAAGCGCGCATCTCCCGTCACCGCGTTGATCGCCCAGTGCGTGCTCATGCGCATCACCCAGTGCGCATCCATCGCATCTTCCAAGTAGAAGCCCAGGGTGTCGTTGCCCAAAATGGCCTCCAACTCACCGGCGGCGATGGCGCTGTTGCTGGCAAAGCTCTTGAGGCTCGTGCCGTTCGCTTCCACCTCGGCCACGAGCAGGCCGTTGTGCGTCCGGGCGATCTCGCGCGCGATCTTGTCGGCGATGAACGACATGAGATCGACGCCAGTGTCTTCCAGCATCTCCTCGGTCAACTCAACCTTGCGCGTATACTTGCCCAGCGTGAACGCCTTGAGCGCCGTTTGGTACGCACCGCGCTCGTAGTTGTTGCCGTGCGCGTCGCTCTGCTCGCTGGTGGCGCCGAAGTCGTCAGGGTCCGCCGACTCATACGGGAAATTGACCGTCGTCCCTACGCCCGGCACCCGGCGGCAGCCCAACCGTTCCGCCAGCATCCGCTCGTTCTTGCGCAGCGCAATCTGGCCGATCAGCGTGGTGGGCACCAGGTTTTTGCCATCGCCCGCCGTGGTGATGTTCATCGTGCTGTCCGTGACGGCGCGTTCCTCCAGCATCATGCGCGTCTCACGCTGGCTGGGCACATTCAGCACCATCTGGGGTTTCGCCCCATCCTCGCCGGGCTGGAAGAGATGGCGCAGCCCGCCCCGGTCGCCGTCGCGCAGATAGGCGCGCCAGGCGTTGGCTTCGTTGTCGCCCCGTGCCTGGCGGTTGACGGCCGGCGCCTGCACCGGCTTGGCGTCCTTTGCCCGTTCCTCTTCCCAAAACTGGAACTGTTCGATCTGGCTGCCCAGGTCATCATACTGCGTGCGCAGCGTTGCGATCTGGGTCTTGTCCTCCGCGCTCAGTTCCGTTTTTTCGGCAATCTCATCGGCCTGCTTGCGCAGCGCCTCACGTTGGCGCCGCAGTTCCTGCAACTTGAGTTTCATGATCCGTTCACTCCCAATTCATCAATTCACGTTCGACTTGCACCCGCAGCCGCAGCGCCTGCTGCCCTGCCTGGCGCGCTATCTCACCGGCCTCCTGGCCGTCTGATTCCAACCCATCGGGCACGCTCACCGCACGCACGGCCACGCTGGTCGCCGGGTACGCCGGAAATGCGACCGGCGACACCTCCAGCAGATCGGCGTCGAGCACCGTGCGCAGCGCAACGCCGTCGGCGCCGCCCCGCTCCCACGTATCGCGGCCATCGCCGCGGGCGAGGAAGGCAAACGACATGTTAGTCACGTCACCCCGGCGGATGCTGACCACCGCATCGGCGCCCCACGAAGTGGGCGGCGCGTCCAGCTCAAAGCGCAGCCCCGCGCCATCCTTGCGCACGCGCAGCGTCCCGTTGCGCGTGCGACCCAGCGGCTTGCCCTGGTCGTGGCTCCACAGCGCCCGAATATCCGGGTTCCCCGCCAATGTCCGGTCAAAGGCGCCGGGCGCAAAGCGTTCGCGGAACGCGCGCCCGCGGCCATCGATCATCGTTTCCGACCAGGAATCGAAGACCACCGCATAACCGGCGATCACCGGCGCCTGGCCGTCCACCATGCGGATTTCCACATCCGCCAATTCAAAGGTTCTCTGTTGTTCGTCATTCATGGCCGATCAACTCCCTTGCCGCCGCCTGATACGCCGTAGCCACCCAGGCCGCCACGTCCGGCGCCAACGCATCTGTCCCCTGAGCCTGTCGAAGGGGAGTAAGCATCTCCTCGCCCGCCAGCCGCCATTCATGCTGCTGTCCCTCGCCCCACTCAGACAGCCCCAGCCGTCCACCCTGCCGCAGCGCCTTCGCCCCCTGCTGGCGCACATCGTTGGCGATGCGCGCCGTCAGCCGTCGCTGCACATCCGCCACCCAGGCCGCCCGCAGCGCAGCAGCATCCCCGTCGTCATCGTCGTTGCGGTCAGGTTCCTGTTGTTCCTGCGGCTGATCTTCCTGCTGGTCATCCGCCACGGTCGTCATGTTCAGCGGGCGCCACAGCATATCACCGCCCGGCACCGGGTTCATGTCTTCCATCAACCGCACTTCGTTCTGCGTCTCGAACCCGGTCAGCAGCCCGATCTGATGCGCCTCGAAACGAGTCTTCAGATCCGTCGCTTGTAGCGCACTCAGTTTGTATTGGATGAAATAATCCTGGCGCTCGTCATCCAGCAGCAGATCCCGCTGCAGCGCTGCGCGGTGGCTCTTGGCCCAGGGGCCCAGCGTCAATTCACGGAAGCGGATCAGGTCCTGCTCGGCGCTGGCGTAGGTCTGCGTCTCGGCGGCGCCCACCAACCCAGGGCTGACATTGAAAATTCGGCAGATCTCCGCCACCTGAAACGCTCTCGTCTCCAGGAACTGGCTTTCATCCGGCGAAATGCGCATCGCTTCCGGCTTGACGCCTTCGCCCACCACCGCCACCCGGTGGGCATTGCTCATTCCCGCCCACTGGGCTTCAAACGAGGCCCGCAGGTTCTTCACCGCGTCATTGCTCAGCTTGGCCGGATGGCTGAGCACAATGCTGGGGTGGGCGCCGTCGCCAAAATAGCGGGCGCCAAACTCCTCGGTGGCCATCGCCAGCCCGACCGCGTTGGCCGCCCGCAGCGGCGACAACCCCAACAGCCCGTGCGTCGTCAACCCGCGCACATGGTGCATCCTGTCATCCGACAGCCAGCGCACGCGGCTGCTGACACCAAACACATCGCCGCTTACCTGGTAGAGCAGCCGGCGATCCGCCGTGACATAGACCTGCACCTGCTCCGGTGGCAGCGGCCACAGCGCCCGCGGGTAGCCGTCCTCGCCCCACTCGATTTCTGCATAGCCGTTGCCATAGAGCAGCACCGACGCAAACAGCGCCAGCCGCACGTCGAAGGCGGTCTGCAGTGGGTTCGCCAGGTCATGCAAGATCGGGTAAAGGGGATGGTCTTCCGCCGGCTCGCGGCCACCGTCGGCCGTGCGGCGATAGAGCACCAGCGGCACACTGGCCAGCGAGCGGGCGATCAACGCCACGCACGCCTGCACCGTAGACAGCGACATCGCCGCCGCCGGCGACACATTCACGCCGGCCGCCGAGCGCACCCCGATCCAGTCGCCCCAGTCGGACGCCTGCACCGGCAGCGCCGCCCGCCGTTCGCCGCCGACCAGCCGGCGCACCAGGTCGCCGATCACGGCTGCGGCTCCTGCCGATTGCCGAGCGCCCCGGCCACCGCCAGCACCAACGCAAACGCCAGCAGCACCCCGCCCACGAACATCAACGTAGCGGCCGCGCCCAACGCCAGATAGACCCCACCGCCAAAGAGCGCCAGGCCCAACAATGAGAAGATGTCGATCAGCCGTTCGTGTTTACGCATCCGTCACCAGGGCAAAAAGAAACCCGCTACAGCCAGTGTAGCGGGTTGTGGCGATGCGTAAATCCGCAAAGTGTTTATGTCGTCTTGCTTTCAATGGCCACCTTGACCGCAAGTTCCACCGTGTTCGAGCAGCCAGCCTTTTGCCGCGCCTGAAACAACTGCTGGCGGACCGTCGCCGGTCGCGTGTTTAGCGCCCGTGCAATCTGCTTCGGCGCCATGCCACGCCCCAGCAGCACGACCACCTGTCTTTCCCGCTCCGTCAGCGTCGCCATGTACTCCTCCAACCAGGTCATGTTTTCCCGGGAAAACTATCCGCCGCAAACGCCGGATCATCGTACATGCTGCGCTCCCCCTCCGGGTCGTGCAGGGTTGCCCTGGCCAGCCCCATCACCAGCGCAACCATGCCGTCGATCTTCTCGTTGCTCACCTTCTTGTCCGGCTTCAGGTTGCCAGCCGGGTCCTTCGTCGCCACCAGGTTATGCGCCATCCATGTCAGCACCGGGTTGTCGCCGTGGGCGAGCGCACGGCTCACGATCAACTTCTCCAATTCCTTCATCGGCGCCGACATCGACTGATAGCCCTGCCCAATCTGCACCACCGTCATCCCCCGGTTGGCAAACCACAGATAGACCGCCCCCGCGCCCCACCGGTCGAAACCCACCTCGCGCAAATCATAGGTCTGCGCATCTTCGTCAATCTGCTTGTAGATGAATTCATAGTCGATCACCTCCCCCGGAATCGCCGTGATCCAGCCCTGCCGCCCCCACGCGTCATACGGCACATGATCCCGGCGGCTGCGCTCGTGCATCGCCGCTTCGGGCACCCAGAAGCGCGGCAGCACCCGCCACAATGGATCCTCAGCCGTAGGCGGAAAGACCAGCACCCACGCCGTAATGTCCAGCGTGTTGGACAGATCCAGCCCCGCATAACAGACGCGCCCGGCCAGCGCCGCCGGGTCGAACGGATTGCCGCACGCCTTCCACTTGTCCGGGTGGATGAACTGCTGCGCTGCCCGGGTCCAGATATTCAGCCGCTTCGTCAGAAACGAAGTCAGCGCGCTGGTCAACTCCTTCGCCTTGCGCGCCTGCTCCCGCAGTTCGTCCAGGTCGATACTTACGCCCAGGTTCGGATTTGCCTTGACCCAGTTGCGCTCGTCCCATTCGTCGTCACCTTCGTCCAGCGTGAAAATGCAGCAGAAGAACGCATCATTTTCGAGCACCCCGTCCAGCACCTTCACCGCGTATTTGCGCTGGTCATAGCAGAACGAGGACTGGTTGAACCCCGCCGTGCTGATCCCAAACATCAGCGCCTGTGTGCGGGCGCCCGTGCCCGTCTCCAGCACGTCCCACGTCTCGCTGGTGCGGTGTGCGTGCAGCTCATCCACAATCGCACAGTGCACATTCAGCCCGTCCATCGTGTCCGAGTCGCGGCCTACCGGCTCATACTTGCTGGCCGTGTCGTCCTTCAAGAACAGCCGATCCTTATGCACCGTGATGTACTTGCGCAGATGGGGCGACACCTTGACCATGCGCGCCGCCTCGTCAAACGTAATCTTTGCCTGGTCGCGCTTCGTGGCTGCGCTGTACACCTCCGCGCCGGCCTCGCCATCCGCCAGCAGCATGAAAAGCGCCAGCCCGCTGGCCATCGTGCTCTTGCCGTTCTTGCGTGCAATCTCCACATAGGCCGCCCGGAACCGGCGCCCGCCCTTGCGCCGCTGCCAGCCAAAGAGCACCCACAGCAGCGCCTGCTGCCACGGCTCCAACCGGATCGGCGTCCCGGCCCAGCGCCCCTTGCTGTGGTGCAAGAACTGAAAGAAGTCGATGGCATACTGCGCCGCATCCCGGTCGAAGCGCAGCCCGCGCCGGCGTCCGGTTTTCATGTCCTGCTTGTGGCGCTCACAGAAGAGGCGCACATAGCGGCAGGCCACCACCCGCCCACGGATCACATTGTCAATGTACCGCTCGGCGACCGACTTCCTAGCCCGTGTTGGCGCCATTGCGTCGTCGTAGGTAGTCCAAGAACGGATCAGCCTGCGCAGTATCGGCGCCCTGGATGCGCAGCCGGCTCACCGGCGACAGGCCCAGCAGGTTCATGAGCTGCGTGCACATCTCCGCCGCCTGCCGCCACGTGATGATGGCCGGGTTGCGCCGCGGCTCATCCCCGTGCGCCGCGTCCGCCACCGCGATGCCGCCCTCCAGGATCTGCGCATAGGCCGTGTCACGCACGTGCATCGCCTGGCACAGTTGCAGCACGATCTGCGCGTCGTGGCTCCCGGCCACACCCGGCGGCAGCAGATCCATGACGCGCTGCCAGTACGGTTGCAGTTGCGCGTCCAGCCCCGCCGGTTCGAGCAGTGGCGGAACATCCTGCGCGCTCAGTTCTCGTGGACCCGAAAGGAAATTACCCATTTTCACAATTTGGGGATTCTATTCTG